GATCTAGGATTTTTTGGTCGCTTGCCTCTCCATCTGAATCTAGGTCAACTGTACAAGTGTGTGCTGGATAGTCAACTCCAACAGCCATAACTCTGCCTCTTATAGGTACGCTATAAGCTGAGGCTGAGGTCGCACCTGCTGCAATTGTTGCCGATATTTTGTACTTTGTTATTTTTGACATTTTTCTTTCTCCATTTAGTTAGATTATGGTCCTTCGACCTCTTGTTTCTTTAAACAAGAAAAAATAAAAATAAAAATAAATTTGTTTACTTGACTTCAACGAGTTTGTTTCTTTGAGCGATTTTTCTTGAAACTGAAACTACTTCTCCAGTCTTGACTGTAATCCATTTGAAATTCTTTCCATCTACTAATTTAATCTTCATGCCTTTTCCGACATTTTTAAATTTTAAGATTTTTGGTTCAACTGGTTTAACTTCAACTTTTTTTGCCTCGATTGGTTTCTCGATTTTTGCTTCAACTTTTGCTTCTTTGATTAATTTTTCCATATTAATTTTCAGTAACAGTTACCTCAACTCCTTGCAAAGCAACGTCTGTTGCTGCTGCTGTCGTTACGGTAATTAAAGCATAGTATGAGTTCCCGGATATAACTTGATGAGTTAATCCTGTTTTCGAATCTGCAATTAAGTAATCTGCTGTTTTATCTATCTGTGTAATTGCTCCAACTGATGCATCTGTCAAATCTCCTGCTACTGCAGTTGTTGTTCTTAAATCACAATCAACCGTATAAGCGTTTGCTGCCGATTCTCCTTGTCCACTAATTTTAAACGAGTTAATTATATCTCCTTGCTTAAAGTTTAATGGGATACAGAATGTTGATGCAGTTTGGCTTGCGGGACATGTTACAATTCCAGTATCATTATTCTGAACGAATCCTGTTGTTGCTCCTAGGCTTCCACCTCTTGCTGCGAAATGATATGTTTGAGCTGCTCTATGGATTGCTCCAGTTTCTGGAACTATTGTTCCTGATACTTCTCCTATTTTTGCCATTTTATGTTAAAAGACAATTAATAGGCGTGAATTAAATAAGTTCGAACGTCTGTCACTGCATCTCCACCAACTGTGATTGTTAGAACTCCTGCGCTGACTGTTGTTGATGGGGCTTCTGCCGCAACTACTTCTCCAGCTGTTGTCTCAACGAATCCTTGTATTGCATGAATATTTGTACATCCGTAATCGCTTAAGTCAACTGTTAATGTGTCCGCTGTTACAACGTCTGATGCTGTAACTAACTGAATCACTTTAACACCTAAGTTTGGCGCTACTTCTGTCTTTATTCCTACTTCTCCTAATGCTGCCATTATTTTTCCTCCATTTTTTATTTAGTTGGGTTTTGTCCTTATCGTGGACTACTCGCCTTACAATCTGTCGCCAGTAAGATGACGAAATATTTAAAAAAAAATAAATAAATAATTTGCTTGTTTACAATATATTATCAATAAAACTGTTGAAAGCTGGATTCTTCATCACTAGACACTGGTACTGCTTCAAATAGAACTTATCAGAGTCGTTAGTTTTACCTAGCGCTTCGTATGTAGTATCCTGTAGAACCCGCATCTCGATGTAATCTGTATCTAGGAAGTAAATCTGCTTAGCACCTGAAACATTGCTCAAATATTGTGATGGGATCAGTGGAACTGGTCCTACCATAGTTTGAAGTAATACCGCAGATGGAACACCGAATGGCAATACGCCAGAAGGAACATCCCCTGGAGAATATCGGAACGTGTCCAATATAATCTTTCGAACGTCTCTTACAGCTGAACTTGATCCAATTGCTAACTTAGGATTACCTGAGTCATCAAAAGCATACTGAACTGCTTCTTCAATGTCATCGTATGTTAGTGCTGCTCCATCCAAATCTTTAACATTTGTTGCCGCCTGTAACTTTACGATACCGGAGAACTCTGTTGCATCTGTATTTGCATCACCATTTACGATTAAACTTTCTTCCAATTCCTTTAGTGCTCTTGCTGCAGTTAAGACTCTTAATTGCATTGCGTTAGAGGCTGCAACGTTTCCGAATGCACTACCACCTAACCCAGAACCAGTCCCCTGGAAACCTTCCAATACGAATGCAGGTTGCCCTGCTCGTGCTGGTCCAGTAACTCGACCAACTGAATAAAGGAATTTGATAGGCATAGAATACCTATCGATTGTATCGTTAGCTTCTCCGAATGCTGCATCTTCCAACGCAGTAAATGCTGCGCCTTTTTCAGTTATCTCGTTCCAATCAGCATACATTCCCAAGTTTGTAACTCGAGGAATTAACTCAACAAGTGGAGTTCTCTTCCTAGTCTGATCAATCAGCATAGGAGATAAATAAACTGGAATCATTGCATATCCTGCAGTTCCAGGTCCACCTTGTTCAGTAGTGGTAGCTTTCATGTCGGCCTTAAGCCTCAAATCATCTCCACTTACTGGGTCCCAATATCTAGTCTTTGCTTGTAAATTAGCGAACGAATGGTAGTATGCTCCCTGAAAATCGAAATCTTCAGCAATACTTCCTGTGAATGCTTTTCCCATTTTAGCAAAGTTCTAAAGGATCAACAGATTTGCCTTCAGTCTTAGCTGCTTGTTTTGCTATTTCATCTGTATTGTTGTTCATGGATTTGTGTACTGGTTGTTTTAAAGCATCTGTAATCTTTGAAAGTTCCTCTTTCATTGATACATTGTCTTTTGCTACAACTTCGTACGCTTCCTTCATGGACTTCAATTCGTTTGAAATAGATTTAAGCATTTCAACTGATTTAGCTTCAACGTTTTCAGATTCTTCCTCTTCAGATTCCTCTTCGGATTCAGTTTCTTTGTCGTTTTCTTCTTCTGTCATCTTAGAATTTTTTGTGTGTAATTTAGTTATATCTTCCGATTTAACGGTTGAATGTGATTTGGATTTTCCCTCTAATTTGATATTGCATTTTGGACACATTTTTTCATTGCATGGTTTTCCTTTTCCTTTTTTGTATTCTTTTCCACATTTTGGGCACTTACAATATTCAGCACCACCATCACCTTGTTTTTCTCCTTCAACACCTTGACCTTCTCCTCTTGCTTTTACTTCGAGCTGTCCTTCTACGCTTGGATCTAGTGATTTTCTTTTCTTGTATTCTTCTAATGCATCCATCGACTTTGTGGAAATCTCTACCATTTGGGCCTTAGTATTACATGGGTTTCCTGTCATTGCTACGTTTAATAAAATAACATCGTTCAACATTCGAATAGCTTTTCCTTCTTGTTGCTCATATGAGATGTCTGTAGGAAGAAATGCCACCGAGAACGCATCTAGGTATTTTTCCACTAGATTTCCTTTAATTGATTTGTAGTTTGGATTGTGTCTGTTAATCTCGCACTTGACACTTGTTGAATATCTATCATCTCCTAACTCTTTAACAGTAGCATCGATTATCTTGCCTGCTGGGATTCTTGTTTTGTTAATTTCTTTTTCTTCGTGAGTATCGCCTTTGAATGCTTCGTGTTCCAAATCTAACTTCATGTTTCGTTCAAGAATTTGTCTCTGCATGGACTCTTGACAATTCTTTGTCATAATGTCATTAACGAAGTCTATGTCGTTTGTAGATATGTCACCCTCAACATATAGGTGCTCTTCTCCCTTCAGATTAACTATATTTACGTTGAGGGGAGTAGTAAATGTGAAACTTGCCTCTTTATCCATGCCTTGTTTAAATCAAAATATATTATAAAGCTACTTTCAAAATTTTAGAAGTATTAACAAGTATACCAGTACTCAATATTGGCAAATATTTCATACAAATTTATACTCTCTTGTTCGAATTCCTTATAAGTTTCTGGCATCTTCTTTGTGAAATCAACAATCACATAGCTCTCTCCTTCATCTCCTATTCCGGTTACAAAAAAATTATTTTCTAAAATAGACAATACCAAATCATCAGATAGTTTTTCTAGTGCGCTTGATACGATTTCTCTTTTCTTATTCTTCATCTTCTATCTCTAAAAATATCATAGTACTTCTACAATTAACATGGAATGGTGGACTTTCCCATTCTTGCCCTGTTTTTGCATCTCTGAATTTTCCGTTTAATCCAACTGTTTGTCCTTCCATCCTTTTACATAGTTCGCTTGTTCTATTATCGTGTGATATTACTACTTGTTTTTCCATATCAAATCCAGATTCCTTCATTGCCAATAGCTTACCGTTATTTTCGGCTCTAGCTGTTTCTGTTCTGGCTATCATGATTGCTCGGTTGTTTCCTACGTTAAACACTTTAGTTACTCGTTTCTTTAGCTTTGGGATGCTTTCTCCGTTGATTATTCCTCGGCTTAATTCGGCTCTTAAGTCGTTTGCTACTTCTTGGGTCATCTCCTTGATATTCTCGAATGTCTGGTCTTGTAGGAATTCTACTGCTTTGTTGTTTACTGGCAGATTTTGGTCGAGTTGCTTTTCTGATTTGTCCCAGCCAAAGTTGAACTCCATGCTGATAACATCATCGACTATCTTTTTGAATGTAAATATGGAGAATATCTTTTTGATTATGCCTGGCAAATCATCTATGCTCTTAATTTGCATTAGGTTGTCTGGCTTTCCTTGTTCGTCTAATAATTCGAATACTTTGTCTTTGTTTTCTTTTAGTAGGTCTGTTATTCTTTTTTTTAGTTTCTTCTCTGATGGACTCATTTCTTCGTTTGGTTGTAGTGTTAGTCCGCTGTCGGTTGTTAGGGCTTTTGTTTCAGTAGTTTTTTTATTAATTATAGAACTCCTAATTATCTTTTCATTTGGTTCTATTATTGTTATATTTTTTTGCATATCTAAAATTCCACTATAACCTTTCTTTTTTAAACCAACTTCGAATATTACACTTGGGAAGTCATATTCATCCCAGGAAGTTTCTCCAAAATAACTTCTAAAGTCTTTTTCATCATATTCGGAAATTTCTTTTTTATGTTTATCTGCCCATTCACTTGCATTTTTTATTTGTTTATCATTATATCCAAGCTCATTAGCCATTTTTTTAAACCAATCTTTATCTGTATGTTCTCCGACTTCTTTAAATGAGACGATTTGTGATTCCTCAAATGTTTCAATAGGTAATAATTTTTTTAAAGTCTCAGTTTCTACAGGAACAAGATATTTATACTTTGCATTTTTTGTTATTGAGTAGTCTTTATCTACTGCTAGGTATAATCCGTTTCCATATGTTTCTTTTTCTTTTAATGAGTCGCCCTTTCTTCTTTCATAATTTTCTAAAACTCCCTTCTCACTAGATCCATGATTTAAATTAATGTACCCTTTTTCCTCAGAAAGTTTAACTAATCTATTCCTTAATTCAGTTATTTCTTCTATTTCTTCAAATGGGGAATCCAAGTCATTTGAATATTTCTCATTTCCACTTAAAGCATCATCAGATGAAGGAAAACTCTCAACTTCATCTGGAGAAATAAAAGTATTTTTCTTTGGTTTATCTCCTGCTCTTAACCTTCCAGTCTTTGGATCCTTGTACCAATAAATATAACTTCCTGGAGCGCCGGTTCTCTTTGCATACTTAAATTTAAGAAATTCTTTTCTGTTTGCCATGTTGTCTAGTTTATCTGATGAATCTCTGTTGATTTTATCACTTTCTTGCTGTAGTGGTTCATCTGAGAACATTTCCCTAT